AAACCCCGTTTGAGAAAGGACCACTCGTGTACTGGAAACACGAGACGAGGGATTTCGTATTTATCCGGGTCTGTGATTATGAGATTCCACTGTTGAGCGGTCTGAATGAAGAATCTCAGGTTGAACCCTTCGTGACGGGTCGACACAAATCCATCGTCTCCGTAGGTGTCGACCGTATTGTGTTGTTCGAAGGGAGGAACAGGCCCTTCTTCTTTGCTCCGCCAGTAGCTGATCCACAGACTCTCCAAAATGATGAGCTGAATGACGGAGTTGATGATGGCTGTCTCCCAGAGTCCCGATCCGAGAGAACCTTGTGCTTGGATGATGGTGTTCAAAACGTTGTAAACGGGAGAACCAACCAAAGCTAACCCACGCGCCGCAATCAGCGCCCATGGGTAACCCCCAACGTTACCCCACCTACCGTACAAACGGTTGGCGCACACCATCAACACTCTGTGCGCGTGGTAAAGGGCCTCTTTTGAGTGGCTGAGGTCGAAGTTCTTGAAGTCGTAAAGGACGTGATGCGGGAAGCGCATGTGTCGATGATATCGGTCTGCCCACTCCGAAGAACGGGCATTCACACCGATCGCGATTCCCAAAACGTCCGAGTTCTCCTGGATCACCTTGAAAACGAGGAGAAACACTCTCCTCATGATGTGATTAAAAGGAGCCGGAAAAGGGGTGAAAACACGAGCTGCCTTGCCCACTTTGACGGGTTCGTCCTTGAGAACGAAATCTCCGATGATCCCGGGATTCTCTCCCTTTGCCAAGTGGTCGAGAATGTACGCCGTGGAACGCGTGCCCTTCTCGGTGAACTGCCACTGATCCCCGATCCTCACAAAGAGGTCTGTTTTAGGACCACGTTCCGGTAGGCCTTTGCCCGTCTGCATCTTAAGGCCGTCTACAAAACGCACCCCATCCAGCCCGTTCAATGCTTCCAAATCTGACAAGGGTTTAAGGTGAGGAACCTCATCAAACACACGTAAAAAGCGCGACAAAACGCGGTCTGCCGCCTCACTAAGTAAGTTCTCGGGGATGTGCGCTTGGTTATCACACATCAAGTCGACCCGCGTATTGAAGTGGTTGACGTACTCACCACCGTATGTTCCAGGACGGAGTTGCGGGATGAGTTTGTCCGTGGGGGGGACTAAACCGTTCAGGGGGGTTGGTTCCAACCGCGTACCCATGCGGGGAACACCATACTCAATGGTGCCAAGCGGTCGAAAGTGCTCGGGAAACCCTTCCAGTCCACCTAGTCGAAACCGAACGTAGGACTTTGCGTGGAAGTATCCCGCCTGCCACTTGCGATTGGGACATTGTCCTAGTCCGTTTTTGTCCAACGCGAGGCGCAGAGGCTCCCGCATCAAGGCAAGAGCCACCTCCATGCTGCCAAGGGGAGAACCATGCGTCAAGGGGCACGCGAGAGCTGCTCGCGCACCGGTAGTCGTGTCGGACACAAAATGTCGGTGAATCCCCACGATGGCCAAGTGCTTCCCAATTTGCGCGACGTAAGGGGCACCGCAGTCACCAGCTTGTGATGCAAAGGGAACGTACAACCCCGGAATCGCGCCACCAGGCGCGTCTTGTGGCTGGACCCGAAGAACAGCGGGTAACAGTGATTCGCCCGTGCCTCGGGCCAGTATCGGGAGAACATCGAAGTTCTCGACCACACCCATGCTCGTGGGGAAAAACACTGTGATGTCCTTGTAAAACCGTGGAGTTGTAAACACCACGAGGTCGTAATAACCCGTGGGGTAAATCTTCGTAACCACGACGTCTTGGTGGGCGTTTGGGTCGTCAATAACGACCCGCCAAGGTCCCGACCCCTTGAATGCGTGTCCCACCGTCATCAGCCACGGTCCAGACAAGCCTAGTGCACAGTTGCGGACAGTTTCGGCTCCGCAAGAAACTTCGACCTGAACCAGGTTGCGGCGAACGCGGTTGACCGCGTTTTGAAACGGAACATTTTGAGCCGCACGTGTGAGCTCCAACCCACCGCGAGCTTGTTGGCGATAGGCATCACGAGGTGCGCCCTTGTCCATTTCCTTAAGCAACGTGTGCATCGCCGAGATGCTAAGACCTTGGTCTTGGTACCGTAGCACTTTAGTCGGTCTCATGCTAGTGGGCTGGACCATCGGAAGTGCTGATTCGTCCCAAGAGGGGTTAGGTGGGTAAATGGCAGCTATGGGAACTTGGTCCTGGCCCCGCACCAAGTGCAGCGTGATGAAGGCTGCCATCAACTTGCGAAGCTCGAGAACGCACCCGTACTCTATATGGTAGAGTTTCCACGCCTCACGAGCGAACGAGCCCCAATTAACGAGAGAGTGGCCCCACGCAGCGAAAGCGCTAGCCATGGAACGCACAGCCTTCCTAGGGTTGGAAGCGCACGTCCCTTGAGGCTGGAAAAGAAGGGGTGTACTGGGAGAACTCACGACCACTTCTCCAACAACCACCTTATCGGACGCGAAATCTTCGAACACTCGTAGTTGAGGAGCTTGTGTGCAACGACAGCGTACGGATAACAACCCGCACGCTTCGCACAAAAACGCGGTTTCCAGTTCGTCGTCCACTTCCTTCAGACGAACATTAACGCGTATGTGCTCTTCCAACACGACTCGAAGCCAGGCGAAAAAGGTCAAATCATCGACCTTATCCAACACCACCACTTCTTGAATGCTGGGCATGTCGCTCTCTACACCTGAACCGCGCCCTCGAGCGACGAGCACGTACTCCACTACAGTAAACTCGTGGAGATCCCGAGTGTTTGAAACCGCCGCTTTAACGGCAGAGATCTGGTTTGTCTCAGGTCTGTTCCTGTATTCCGTTTTCACGGAAAGAATGAGTGAGTAACGCAACCGGCGAAAGAAAGCCTGGGGGTATGTGGCCACCCCTTTCGTGCCATAATCCCGATCGTTGGTGGTGGCAATGACCACCTCCGGACGAGCGAAGATCGTCCCTTTGTCCTCCAGGGCCGCCTGATTGGTGGCGGGAGCAGTGACGTTTGCAAACTCCATGAAGAGGCGTATGAACGCCGCGGCAGAAGGGCCATCCACGTCACGATTGATAGACCCTATGTCGTCCAGCACAAAGTACTTGTGATCGGATCGTAACCCGCTTGCAAACTTGTCGGAAGCATTCATCGAGAACTTCCGTGACTTGTCATACTTCTCACCCCGCAAAGCCGAGTAAAAAGCAAAAATTTCGTCCAGAATGACGGTTTTCCCGATGCCTGGAGGGCCGTAAAGCCCAAGGTAAAACGGAGGACGCTTCGTCGTTCGAGCGAGCTCGCGAATTTCACGGTCGCGAAGTATGGCGCGCAACTCGTCCACAAGACGGGTGGCTGTCGCATGAGTGGGCGATCGCCGAGGGTC